CTCCGTGCTATCCTACGTTTCTTCATAGAAGATACTCGAGCCGATAAACCATGGGTTGATGCCGATGATGAATGGTTTGAACAATTCCTCCAACAAAACCCAATAAACAAATAATATGACACCAAAAGAAAAAGCATTTCAGTTAGTTGATAAATTTGATCGTGGAGGTTTATGGGGTAAAGAACACGCATTGAATGTAGTTGATGAAATACTTAAAGCGTACCCACACACTTTTGATAAAGAAATAGAATATACTAGTAATGGTGATGAAATCATTGTTATTACAAATGTTAGAGTTAATAATGAGTTTTGGTACGAAGTAAAACATGAAATAGAAAAACTATGAGCAACAATAAACAAAGTAGCATAGTAAAATTATTACATTTAAAAGAACAATTAGACAGCAATCCTTGGCAATACAATTGGATAATAGAAGAAATAGACGAAATAATAGATGCGTTAAACAAACAAGAAGATGATGATGATGAGTAACAATAAACAAAGTAGTATTGATATAAAAACACCTCATTTAGATGAAGCTATCAATAATCTAAAAATCTTACAATACAAAAATGAAATATCAGAATATGGCTTGTTGAAGCTAGAAGAATTTCAAATCATTAAAAAAACATTATTAATGAGCAACAATAAACAAAGTAGTATTGAGTGGTTGGTTGAACAAATACAAAACAATATCCATCACACAATTAGAATCCCATCAGATACTATTGAACAAGCCAAAGCAATGCATAAGCAGGAGATAGAAAATTCTTATGACTATATGAGATGTATTGGTAGTTTTACTAATGGTAAAGAATACTACAACGAAACATTTAAATAACTATGAACATAACTAGAACAAACGAACTGCGCCACCACATCATTCAGTACACTATTAATTACAACAATGAACAATATAGTTACAGTGAACTATATAATTTAGATAGTGGTAAATTAATTACGTACTCATTAGTAGATGAAAGTGGAAACGAACCATTTTACAAAGACAACATTATTGAAGTAATTCATGATTATCTAAATTTTGAAGCAATTACGTTAGCATCAATCATAGATAAAAGTCAACATGAACCAGAAATAATCCCAACCACTTAAACTATAACTCAACCAAATATAAAGCATCTAGGTTAATATCCTCATTTTATTATCCTAGGTGCTTTTTTTAGTTAACGTATGTTTATACTATGAAATTAGAAATAGGTAAAAAATACAATGTATTAAGTGCTAATTTGATTAACACCGAATATGATATGGAATACTTAGGTGATACGTTTGTATTCGGTATACGTGTACACCTGTTTCGTGACGTTGAAGAACCCAATTTCATCCTATCACACAGTGATAAGATATTACACAACTATGTAAAACCAACTAAATGTAACTAATATGAAACTACAATTTAAACCAAATGTTTACGGATTTATTTATGATGATGTGTACGGTGATATCCTTTCAATCATCCGTGAACCCATTAGTAATGAAACAATTAAATTTCACAACAAACACAGTAAGGATGTATTGCTCACACATGAATCACTACCAAAAATGGCTGAGTTATTCGGAATTGAAAGTGAAGATGACCTAAAAGGTTATTGGGAAGATATTTTAGAGGTAGTACCCGAAATACAACCCTAGATACAAAATTAGTTTAACGTATGTTTATATCAATAAAATGAAATAACATGGAAAACAAAACATTAACCGTTCAAATCAATCAAGAAGTAACACTTGAACAATTCGAAACAATCATCACCGGAGCATTAGAGGGTGGTTCAAATTACTGGTACTGTTTAGGTGAAGGTATTCCACCACGAGACGAAAACCAAACACCACTAAGCACAAGAATAGCTCACCACTTATTCAATGACCCAATATACAAAATCCAAATCATGGATGCAGAAGATGAAGAAGGTGAACCATTAGGTTACATAACACAAGAATCAATGTTAAAGGCATTTCAGATTGTTTCAGAAAAATATTCATGGCATTACAATAACCTAATTAGTGAGAACGATGATGCCGAAACAGCAGATGTATTTTTCCAAGTAGCCACAATGGGTGAAATCGTATTTGGATAATTAATAAAACACAATCATGAATATTAAACAAATTGAACAGAAAATCACTCAACTAAACAGTGAATGTGACTTAACAGCTCTAATGCAACAGTTTTGTACCATGTACTATAATAACATGGACAGAGAATTTAATGGTGACTTAATATTAGTAATGTATGAGGGGTCAAAAGCACACATAGTTGAAAATATAATGGGTGATAGAATGAATATGTGTCTTAACGGGTGGGTACCAAATAAAAATAAAAACAATAGAAAAACTAAATATGATTTCATGATAGCACTACCACCCCTATTTGACATATTTGAATTAAATAACACTTTAACACACGTTAAAGATTATATTCATATATTACCAATGACCGTATCATTAAATAACATTATAAACCAAGTTGAAGTTGGTATTAATATAAGTCTAGTATATGAATTACACCAAGCACCTAAACCAATATTAAACTAAATAAACATGACACCAATTGAACAACTTAAATCATTGCTACGACAAGCCATTGAACTAGCAGAAGCCAATATCGACAATGCTCACAACTTTGACTTGGAAGACCTTAGTCAAGTATTAGAAGGTTACGTTGATGAATTAAACGAAATAGATAATTTTGAAACATACCCCGATGAGGAATAGTTATGGCAAATTACACATTTACTACCGAATTAGAAAGTAACGACAAGTTATTCAAAGGTACTCCACTATACCAAGATCAAGGTATAGTGGAATACACAATTGAAATCGAATACGAATTCTTCCCTTATAGAATGTCATTTAATTACTACGAACCAGATGATGATGCCGAATTAGATATAGTTTATATTTCAATTAACGGTACAAAGTTAAACGATGAAGAAACAGTTGACAAGGCATTGATTGATAAGATTGAACACAAACATAAAAGTGACTTATTCGAACACGCCGAACAACACTACAATGACTATTCAGACATTGACTTTGATGATGAAATATAATTAATAAGAATATCCTAAATTTAATATCCGAGGTAATACAAATATATGTCGTATGTTTACATCAATAAATTATATAAACATGATAAACAAAAACGAATTAAAACCAAACTATTCCCTATTCGGGGGTAAAGGTAATGTATGGAGCAACACAGCCCACATTTACAAAAGCGGAACAGGTAACTTATGTGGCACACCAGCACTTAGTACAAACCACGTCAGAATCGAAGGTGTCGAGGTTGCAGGTTGTCAAAAATGTATCACAGAATATCGTAAACAAGAAAATAACTAAGCCATGACAGTTAAAGAATTAATCGAGCAACTACAACAAGTCGAAAATCAAGACATCGAAGTAGTCATCAAAGGAACAGGACCAGATTCATGGGTATACATGAATGAAATCGAAGACATAAAACAAACCCATTGTATGATGGTTGAAGACGAAGGGTTAATTGAAATAGACGAAGATGATGCAGATGAAGACGATGAGGTAACAGAAGTGTTAGTAATTGATGGTGGAATGTTTTAATAACATAACTATAACAACTAAATAATATGAAACCAACAAGTAAAACATCAAATGGAACTAGTTTTCATGGTAGTATTGTTAGAACAACACTTAATAACTTAAAACGTGTATTAGGTACACCACACTATATAGGTGATGTAGATGACAAGGTCCAAAATGAGTGGATACTTGAAACAAACTCAGGTGAAGTATTTACAGTGTATGATTGGAAAGAATATAGACACTATAAAAACACAGAAGTACTAGAATGGCATATAGGTGGATACTCAGAATCAACAACAGAACTAGGTAAATTTGAATTAATAACACAACTATAACAACTAAATAATATGAAACTAGAAACATTAGAACTCGGAACCAAACTAATAGTAGTTAAAGACATTTACTACATCACCGAAGACAGTATGGATGAATGTTCATTCATGACCAAAGAAGAACTATTCGACCAACTATCACATTTATGTGTGGTTGGAGATGTTTGGGGGGTAATAGAGGATGATGGTGGTAAATGGTTACAATGTATAGCCGGTCAATGGGAAGGCGAATACAACGATGGTTGGTTCGATGCCGATGACATATTAAACAAAGGCGCATTCAAAATCATTGAATAAATAATCATGATACAAACCATCAAAATACATGGACATGAATTTATATCAATCCAAAATTGGATATGGTATTGTGGTACATGGGTTGAACGTAATATCTTTTTTGACTATGAATTAGACATGGGGTGGTGGATGGATGAATATAACGATTATGTCAGGGACAAAAACAACGATTAACCGGGTACCAACAATGTAGATCAACAACACGGGTAAAAATTAAAACACCGACGAATGTAGATCAAAGACATAGATTAACAAGTAAGTAAAACATAACCAATACCAATAATGTGGCTCTAACGTTGTTAGGGCCATCATTGTCTATAACATATCACCCAATAAACATAAGTAGGTATGTGTTTAAATCGCAAGTAAATAATGGATAAACGCAAGTAATGAGTGGTGGGGGTGGAATAAAATAGAATAAAACATGGGTGTAACGTGTGACCAACATAGAGACAAGTGGGTATGAATAGGATATAACGGGGTTATGAGTATAAATGGTATGTGACAAGCAAGAACGTAATGTGGTGTGATAAGGTTCATGGGGTCTAATTTCTGTGTTCCGCCCCACCCCCTCCCTTACCCGTTTTTAAAAGTATATACTTAACAAAACAAAAACATATCTATAACTGGTTAATAACTAACACGTTACAAAATTAGGTCCATACCTATTTACCCTGGATATAACGAAACAAAACACAAATGATAAATAATTAAAGAAAATCCTTTATTTTTTAACCTAGGTTTTTAAAAAAAAGAGTGTATATTAGGGTCGACTGTTTAATTAGAGTAGGTATTTAAAACACCCTCAACTTGTATCCGAGGTAAACAAATAATACGTTGTATGTTTATATTATGAAAATAGATAAAGTTAAGGATTCAAATAAAAAACCTAACAAATTATCCTAGATAAGCAAATAATAAAACGTATGTTTATATCAATAAAAAAATAAATAAAAAAATAAAGGTTATGTCAAAGAAAAACAACACCCAAACAGAGGTACAAAACAACGAGGTTGTAGTTACCAAGGTAATCAACGTAGTAGAAACTACTAACAAACGTCCTGGTCGCCCAGTTAATCCTGATTCACCACGTCAACAAAGACTACGTGAAATGGAAGAACGTAGATCAAACGGTTCCGATGTTAAACGAGGTAGACCAGTCAATCCTGACAGTGTACGTCAACACCGTTTAGCAACAATGAACACAGGTGTATTAGGTCGTCCAGTCAACCCAGACAGTGCTCGTCAACAACGATTAGCATTGAAAGGAACATTACCATTAGGTCGTCCTAAAAAGGTTAATGTTGAAACAACAGCAGAAGTGATTGTGGATTAATTAGTTTAGTTTTAGTTATGTTAGGGGTACCGGTTAACACCGGTACCTTTTTTTGTCATCGTTAGGATTCCTAGGTAAACGGATTCCTACCGTATGCCTTTGATCTAAAGAAATCCTTATCCTACACGCGGAAACCGGGGGTAGACATCCTAGTGCGCTCCCCCGCGCGCGGATTTCCATCGCAGGACGTTGCGCAGAGGAACGGAATTAGATGTATGTATAGCCCTAACTCACCTTTTACCCATCGACAAGGTATATACCTATATATAACCGCAAGTTTAACGCATTTTCCTCGCGCATTTTTTGGCGCGCAAGTTTGGTATAACCCTTTTTGCGCACTTTTTCACGGGGGTGAAACTCTTTTTTCCCACAAATTTTTTTGGTAAAACCAAGGTATATACAAACTTTTTGTCACTCAAACACTTTTTCCGTATGTTGTTTTATATGATTCAGTATATTGAACCGGATGAATTGTCAAACCCAGAGTTTGAAACTATTGTTTTAAAAACTATGAGTGATGGATCCAGTAATTTTACCGGAATTACGCATTTTACGCGCGTAAAATCAACTAAAATGGGTGATGGATGGGATGATGTGGTTTATTTGAGAAAACGCACTATATACGATCCTGAGACTTCTGTAAAAAATAGGGATGGCGGGCATGTATACGTGTTGACTAACCCCTCGTGGCCTGGGATTGTGAAAATTGGTTTCACCACATCGGATGTTTATCAACGGCTGAATGAAATTAACAACGCGGGTGCTGTTGTTGATTGGGAAATTGAGTTTTATTTCACGTGTGGTCGGCCTTATGATTTGGAACAAGCAATTCATCGGCATTTGGATTATTGTAGGTCTCGTATTAACAGGGAATTTTTTGAGCTCACTGTTGATAAGGCGATTTCGTTGGTACAAAATTTTGGACAATATTATGGTCCACTAAAGTAGATATATTCGTATATACGTAGGGGGAGTGGGTGCGTGAATGCGGCATGCATATATTTATTGGTATGGATAACTTTAACTTGAAACTTTTTTTAGTTGAGAATAAGTTAACGGAAATCTCTCGCTTAAATGAGATTAAAGTGGTTCCGGGGAAAATAGGTAAGAAATATTATGCTATAATTAATTATGGTAGGGATGAAAAACATTATGATGGCCATCCAATGTATATTATAACTAGTTCTAAGTCAACTATGATTAATAAACTTAATTTATCTCTTAAAGGACATAATTATGAACTTTCTGATTTAGATGATGATAATATAGTATTTGATCATTATATTAATGATGATTGGGCTGTGGTTACTAGTGATTTAAAAACTTTTAAGGAAGATTTATCTAATATAAATCACTATGATGATAGGAAAGAGGCTAAAGAATTTCCTTTATAATATATTTATTATCAAAATATTTTAGGGAAAATGCTAGCTACTCTTTTACAACCTATTGCCGATTATGGCGTTTTTAACACGTTAACTCAATATGGTGTACTTGGTATAACAACGTTAGGTTTAGCGGCTGCTGTTTGGTACTTGTTAAAAAGACAGTTGGCTAGTGAGGAACGTTTAAAAGACCAAGTTGACGAGCTTCAAAAAGAAATGAATGATTATATCCGTGAGGACCAACACAAACTGATGGAAATTATTCAAAATAATACTGAGGCAATGAGAGAATTGAGAGATATTATTCTTACGAAAAGTACAACTCGCCGTAGATAAATGAAACGTTCTCAAGTTTATTCCTTACTTTTTATATTTTTTATAATTGTTATATTAATGAATATAGTTGCTTTAAGTTCACACCACGTTGTTACTGAGGAAAAATGTTTTGAGCTTGAGGTTCAAAATGATAGTCTCCAGCATACCCTGGATACAATGGTTGTTAAGTAATATCCCACCATATTTATATATATGGATATAGATAGAATCTTTGGTTTATTTATGTTGCCATCCTCTAGTTCTGAAGGGGAAAATGTTGATGTGTCTGTATTGGATATATATAGTCATCCGGCATTTAAAATTGGAATGTTTAAAAAATGGATTGTAAATATTCCTAATGCTATAAAATTTGCTTTACCTCAAACTAAGAAAACTGCGGATATTGAGGATTTGGAGGATTATAAGCTTGCTGTTAAGAATCAGATTTTTAGAAAAGCTTTTGAGTTTTTAGAGGAAATTGATTTCGATACACATAAAGATATTATTAAAAATAATTTGGACCCGTTACTTAAAAAATCATTAGACCAATGTATGAATCACTTTATTGAATGTGAGGAGTACGAAAAATGCGCCGTTGTAAAAAAATTTCAAGACTTATACTAAAAAGACTTGCCTCCGTGAATTTTTTCTTGTATATTATGGCTACGGGTTAAGAGCCATAAATGAATAGGGAATGAAATGGGATAGGGTACCGGGGGGTGCGAAAAGATAAAATTTATAAATTATATGAGACATAGAGATTTAATTGAAAGAAAAATGGATGTTGCCCTGGGTAATATTCAAAGGTTGAAGTTTATTGTGAATAGACAAGAACCTGTTGAAACGTACATCCAATTGTTGGAGCAACTTCAAGAGCAACTTGAGGAAATCCAATCTATTGTTAGAAGAGAACAAATGGATCCTCAAGAAGGATTTGGCCTTTATTAAAAGTTATATTATATTATAGTTATGTTAACCGCTGAACAAATTCAAAAGAATTGGGTATTATTACTCAATGTTATTGAGGATGAAATTTCTGGGGAAAGAAGAGAAAAATTATTATCTTTTTATCTTCAATTTCAAGAACGACTTATTTTGATGCCTGCATCATACAAGAAAGAATACCATAATGCATTCCCAGGCGGATATGTTGATCATGTTCTTAGAGTTGTAAATTGTGCAGTGGAATTACATAACTTATGGGGAAGTATGGGGGCTAATACCTCTACCTATACTCGTGAGGAACTTATTTTTTCAGCGTTAAATCATGACCTAGGTAAAATGGGTGATGAGGATAATGAGGCATATATTCCTCAAACAGACCAATGGCGAAAGGATAAACTTGGTGAAGAATATACATTTAACACTAAGTTATCTTTTGCCTCTGTTCCTGATAGATCATTATATTTACTTCAGGCTAGTGGAATTTATTATTCCTTCAATGAAATGGTAGCAATTCAAACCCATGATGGTTTATATGATGAGGGTAATAAAAAATATCTATCTACATATTTACCCGAACAAAAACCTAGAACTTGCCTTCCCTATATTATCCATCAGGCCGATCTAATGGCCTCACGTATTGAATTTGAACAGGAATGGCTTACTAAATTAAATAACGGTGAGACTAAGAAAGGTAATTTTAGTACCTCTAAAGCTTCCGAAACTACAGATAAAAAACAACCTATTAAACAAAAAGCTTTATCTAGTGTTAAAAGTGAAGGTTTAAAAGGATTAATGGACGATTTTTTCTCATAATATGGTATTAATTTTATTAAATATTGTAACCGTAATAGCTTGTATTTTTATATATACAACTATTAATCTTTTAAAGAAAAATGAAAAGATAGAAGATATTGTTACCTCTCAACAACAATATGTTGATAAATTAAGTGAAACTATAACTTATTGTGATATTCACATTAAGAAAATTGATGAGAAAGGTGCTTTTAGTTCTGATGATGAAATTGGTTGGTTTTTTCAAGAAATTAAAAATATGTCGAGCATATTAGAAGAATTTAAAACTAAACCATGAAAAAAAAGTCAACACCATATTTTACTAAAGATACTGAAGCCGCTATTGTTGAATATAATAATTCTACGGATTTTGAATACCGTTCAAAATTATATAATGATCGAATATATCGTTCGTTCTTTAAGTTAACTGAAAATATTATCCACACATTTAAATTTTATCATACTGAGGTAGAGAATATTGAAGATTTACAACACGAGGTTATTATATTTTTAACCTCTAAAATGCATCTATTTAATCCAGAAAAAGGAGCTAAAGCTTATTCTTATTTTGGAACTATTGCTAAACGTTATCTTATATTTAACAATACTAAAAATTATAAGAAAAAAATAGACCATTTAGATATTGAAATATTTAAAAATGATGATGAAAATACTAATAATTCTAATTCATCGTTAATATATACAACTGAAGTATTTGAGGGTGAGGGAAATAATAGTGATCGACTTTCTAACTTTATGGATGAATATTTGATATATTGTAATGAAAATTTATATGAATTATTTCCTAAAGCCGAAGATGCACAAGTTGCCGATGCTGTTTTAGAATTATTCCGTAAACGCGAGAATTTAGATATTTTTAATAAAAAAGCATTGTATATCTATATTCGTGAAATGGTAGATATTAAAACATCACATATTACTAAAGTTTCTAAAAAATTACATTCTATATTTAAAGAAGGTTATGTTTTTTATTTAGAACATGGTTATGTAAAATTTTAATTAATTTTATATTTATAATA